ATATATGAGACAGATGGAGTTGGAGCGTGACTAAGGAGAACGTCAAACGATTGCATGCTTTGATCGTTGACCGTGGCACTTACATCCACTCCCGCTTACCACAACATGGAGCACATCCAGGTGGTCGTATTGGTATCGCTCACATCTACTCTGTCATTAAGGCAGTGATGGGCGTACCCATGAAAGAGTGTCGTGACTGTAGAGTCGACGACATAGTTGAAATAATAAACTATTGTGTAGATAATGTTCATGTACTTGAAGGTCTGACTGCGCCGCTGAAGGCTAAGTTTGCCAAAGAGCCAGTTGAAGTGCCTAGCACACTAGAAGCGTTTTTATAAGGGAAATGATATGAGTTTTTTTAAAGATTTGGTGGAGACAATTAAAGATGAAGATACTTCTTTGGCCAGTGACGGCGTTGGCAGTGCTGAGTTTGGGGGCTTTATTGATACTGGCAGCTACATTCTCAATGCTGCTCTCAGCGGTAGCCTCTATGGCGGCATCCCTGATAATAAAGTTACTGCTTTTGCAGGAGAGTCCGCTACTGGTAAAACTTACTTCGTTCTTGGGGTCGTCAGATCTTTCCTCGAACGAAACCCAAACGCCGGAGTCGTCTACTACGACACGGAGGCAGCGGTCACAAGACAGATGATGGAAGATCGTGGTATTGATACGTCACGTGTCATTATTGCGGAACCAGATACGATTCAGAAATTTAAAACTCATGCACTGAAGATGATCGATGCATACGGTAAGCAACCAGAAGACAAACGTCCGCCTATGATGTTCGTCTTAGACAGTCTTGGTATGTTGTCCACTTCGAAAGAGATGGACGACAGCCTCGAAGGTAAGGATACACGCGACATGACTAAAGCACAAGTCATTAAAGCAGCGTTCCGTGTCCTTACTTTAAAGTTAGCAAAGGTGAAAATCCCTATGCTTGTCACCAACCATGTCTACGAATTAGTAGGATCGTATGTACCAACAAAAGAACTCGGCGGCGGCACAGGCCTCAAGTATGCAGCTAGCACGATTGCTATGCTCTCTAAGCGAAGAGAAAAAGATGGAACCGACATCATCGGTAACATCGTCAAAATCAAGATGTACAAGTCCCGACTCTCAAAGGAGCACGCACAAGCAGAAGTGCTTCTTACTTACGAGAAGGGCCTAGACCGCTACTACGGTCTGATTGATCTTGCTGAGAAGCACGGCATCTTTAAGAAGTCCTCTACGCGGTATGAATTGCCTGATGGATCCAAAGCGTTCGGTAAAACGATCAATGAGGATCCTGAAAAGTATTACACACCAGAAGTGATGGCTCGTCTCGAAGAGGCAGCTAAGAAGGAATTCAGCTACGGGGCGAATGAATGATCGAGAAGGCTATATTTGCCAACTTAATCTTCAACGAACAATACGCTAGGAAAACTCTTCCTTTCATAAAAACAGAATACTTCCAGTCTCGTACTGATCAAGCTCTTTTTAAGATTATTGATCGGTACGTACAAGAGTACAACAACATGCCGAGCAAGACTGCTCTGGCAGTTGAGATTGGCGAGTATAATGATCTTAACGATAGCGAAGAGCAGACCCTTCAACAGTTCGTTGATGGATTACAGCAAGACGTTACTACCGATCAGGATTGGTTAGTCGACCAGACAGAGAAGTTCTGTCAGGATAAGGCCGTATACAACGCCATCATGAAGTCTATCCAGATCTTCGATGGTAAGGGTAAAGAGGATAAGGGGTCGATTCCAGACCTCCTTTCATCTGCACTTGCCGTATCTTTTGATACACATATCGGCCACGACTTTATCGATGATGCTGAAGCGCGATATGAGTTCTATCACAAGAAAGAACATCGCGTATCATTCGATCTCGACTACTTCAACCGAATCACAAAAGGTGGCCTGCCTCGCAAGACGCTGAACATTATCCTTGCCGGCACTGGTGTTGGTAAGTCTTTGTTCATGTGTCATTGCGCAGCTGCAAACCTGATGAAGGGACAAGACGTTCTCTACATCACGATGGAAATGGCAGAAGAGCGGATCGCTGAACGTATCGATGCGAACTTGCTGAATGTCACGTTGGAAGAATTATCTGTCCTTCCTAAAGAGTCATATCAGAAGAAAATTGCCCGTCTCAAAGAGACAACTAAGGGCAAGTTGATCGTCAAGGAATATCCTACATCATCTGCTGGTAGTGCTAACTTCCGCCACCTATTGAACGAGTTGAAGCTCAAGCGCAACTTTATGCCGGCAATTATCTACATTGACTATTTGAACATCTGTACGTCTAGCCGCCTGAAACAAGGCTCTAACGTCAATTCATATACGTTTATCAAGTCGATTGCAGAAGAGTTGCGTGGTTTGGCTGTAGAGTTCAACGTTCCTATCGTGTCTGCTACGCAGACGACTCGTGCTGGTTATTCTAGCTCAGACGTTGGCCTGGAAGATACGAGCGAATCGTTCGGTCTACCTGCTACTGCTGACTTCATGGTTGCTTTGATGTCAAACGAAGAACTGGCAGAAATGAACCAGATGGTCGTTAAACAGCTGAAAAACCGGTATAACGACCCTTCATACATGAGAAAGTTCATTATCGGCGTAGATCGCGCTAAAATGAAGCTATACGATGTGGAACAGAGCGCACATGAGGATTTGATAGATACTGGGCCTGCCTTTGATAAGACAGACTCCGGACTTCGTATGAAACAGGAGCGGAAATTAGACCGAAGCGTTTTCGAAGGATTTAGTTGATGAAATTTCTCAAGTTCTGTGTAGTTTTCTCCATAACTGCCGTGATTTTCACCGCCTGTACCATTTTGGAATGGGTGGTGGAAATGTATAATCTGCCTTTTGAAACGTGGGATGAGCTAAAATGACGGACAAGAAGCCGGCGACAAAGCAGAAAAAGACTTTGCAGGTGCACATTCACGGTAAGTGTGGGGGTCGGCTTAAGAAGATCATAACGGACGCGGCTGAGTTTTATCTTTCGATAATGATGCCGCGTCATGATTATGAAAAGCTGACATTGCAGATATACATGCGCAATCGCCGCGGAATGAAAGGCGATGAAGGCACATGCATGGTGATTGACACCAATTACCGCAACATTCCAACCGAATTCGAGCTGGAAATCAACCGCGACAATAACACCAAAACGATTCTCTATAACCTTGCCCACGAGATGGTCCACGTCAAGCAGTTCGCAACCAAAGAGCTGAATGAAGGCCAGTCAAGATGGCTCGGAAAGTACTATGATGATGAGAAGATCGATTACTGGGATCTTCCGTGGGAAATCGACGCATATGGTAGAGAACGTGGATTGTATATACGGTACATTCAGAAGTACAAGCTAGATAGCATAGACGAAGAGTTTTTGTTTGTGTGAATATGAAGAAGTTTGTAACCGTAACCCCAGTGCGAATAAATGATTGGATTGTCCAGGCTAGTGTGATGGACAACGATAGCATATGCATGATAGTTTACCACACAAACAACCTTCGGTGCTTCATTCGGTTCTTTGACGACGAAGAGAAGGCTAACGTATTCGTTAGATCAATCATATGTCGCGATCAGGGAGTTTCCTTCCCCGATAAATAACAGATGAAATCAAATACCACATCGCAACCTAGCAAGCAAGACGTCATTCGGGCTCTGGCACTTTCACCTTCCGGCGAGAAGGTGATTTTATATGAGTCGGGCAAAGCCTATGACATCTCATTGAAGCTGCGCGATATGAGAAGCCAAAACGTAACCGTATTAGTAATCAAATGAAAACTTTCTCACAATACATCACTGAAGATACTGTTGTGCTGTCTGAAGCTGCTATGACTGCTTCCGGAGCTAAAGCAGAAGACCATCTCAGCAAATACCTCAAGCCAGAACAACTAAAGACATTGAAGTATACAATGGCTAAGCACTCGGGTGGTGCTAAGGAAGGTGAAGAAGTCAAGATCAAAAAGATTGTAGCTACACCTACGATGGGTGGCGGTACGGCATATCATGCTCACATTACCCACAGCAAAGGCAACGCGGTAGTTCCTATCAACCACATAATGAAACCTGCAGGTGTAGGTAGAGCTGGTGGCAATGCTGAAGAAAAAGAAGACAAGGCAGTTGCTGGCCTCCATAAGCAGATTACCGATGCAGTAGCAGCAAACGGTGGCAAGTCTATTAAGATCAAGCACTTAGGCAAGACGTACAATATTGCTGGTGCCCGTAAGGTTGTCTCTGATGACTTCTCTGGCAGAAAGCCAAAGGGCGATATCATCCTCCATGATGAGAATGGCAAGTCGCACATTTTCTTGTCGCATAAGGCTGGTGCGAAAGCCACGCAGGCACAAAACTACGAAGGATTATCCGGTCACGGCGAGCATCCTCAAGTTTCAAAATTCATCGAGGACTTGAAGAAGGCCAATCCGAAGGGTCTTACAAACGGCCAATCATTTGTGCGTAGATTCACTACAACCAAAAAAGCAGACAAGCATCTCCATAAGGCAGTAATGTTTGGTAGCGACCATGACTCTACTCAACGCAGCGTGCATAATGTGCATTCGATAGCTCATGGCGATATTGGTATCAGTGCAGGGCCACGCGGCGTACATACGCTGACGTCCGATAAATTCATCCACAATGATGAGTCATTTAATCATAATGAGCATCCAGTAGAATTTACTGCACGATTTATGAATCAACGCAAGGATAACGGCGTAGCGAACGCGCGTATCGGTATTGCACGCGTCGGATCGCGTCCTACATCGAAAGAAATGTAATGCAACAGTTTAATAGTTTTCTAACAGAGGCAGCGTCGCGCGAAGATAAACTGCTTCACCTCGAGCACAACGAAGACCACGTAATCCACGGCGGTACTGAAGGGTTTAATCATGCAATTAACAATTTGAATGCTGTGCATGAGAAACTCAAAGGGGAAGATAGTGGAGTCGACATACAAGTCAAACATGATGGTTCTCCATCTGTGCTATTTGGACATCATCCGGAAACAGGTAAGTTTTTTGTTGCATCTAAATCAGGATTTAATAAAACGCCTAAGCTGAACTATACTGAGCAGGATATCGAAGCGAACCATGGCCATGCTCCTGGTCTCGTCAGCAAATTGAAGGGCGCATTGAAGCATCTTCCAAAGATTGCACCAAGCGCAGGCGTATTCCAAGGCGACATCATGTACCACCGTAACGGTCAAGATGATGATGTGTCGCAAGCATACGGCAAATATCACTTCAAGCCGAATACAATCACATACTCTACTCCCTCCGATAGTGAGGAAGGCAAGAAGATCAAAGACGCTAAGTTTGGCGTGCTTGTTCATACAGCGTATCATGGAAACACGTTTGCTGATATGAAGGCACAATATACGCCAGATAAGAGCGAGTTCAAAGAACATAAAGACGTTCATCAGTTCGACAATAGCCTACCAGCGGAAGGCGTCAACTACTCAGCTGAGCACCAGAAAGAGTTCGAATCGCACATCAAGGCTGCTGAAGATGCATACCGCAATGCCCCAGCAGACACATTTGAGCACACTCTTCCTCATGAAGAGCACTTAAAGACGTATATCAATAAGACGGTCAAAGACGGATCTGATCCTTCAGTTGAAGGATACAAAGAGCATATTGCCGACAAGGCTAACAAAGAGATGAGCAAGCTGAAGACCGATAAAGCTATCGGAACCAAGAAGGCTCAGCTAGAAGAGATGCACAATCATATCAATGAACATACTGCACACTTCGAAGATATGCTCAACATCCACAGCCACCTCACAAAAGCTAAGCATACGCTGTTGAATTCAATGAATGAAGGCCAACACCGGTTCGAACATTCGATTGGTGGGGATAAGACTAATCCAGAAGGATACGTCGTTGTCCGTAACAACCGTCCATCTAAATTGATTGACCGTCCAGAGTTTGCACGTAAGAACTTCGAGATGTCTGCGAACCGCTAAAATAAAGTGTTATAAATACCTCATTCAGTATAGACTAAGGTAAACCTGAATTAGAGGAAAATTTAATGGCAATGAGAGAAGACCCTTTCGAGGGGCAAATGACGCCCGGTGACGTTCGTTCACTGGCAAACGCTGATAAGAAGCAGACTCCTGCTCCAGCACCCCAAGCGCAAAAGCCAGCACCTACTGCTAAGAAGGCAGTAAAGAGCTTTGCCGCTGTAACTACATCCGAACCAGATAAAATCGTTATAAATCCAGTAGTTAAGAACATTAACGAAGATTTTACACGCACATCAGATAAAGTAGTCCTCCTAAACGGCAGGATGAACCCAGTCACAAAAGGACACGAAGAGAATGTCCAAGGAATGCACGCAATCGCAAAAGAAAATGACGCAGATCATTTGCTGTTGGCTTCGCATTCCCACGATGTGAAGAAGGTCGGTTCTGATAATAAAAACCCACTTTCACCAGAGCAAAAGCTCAAGCACCTGAAGCGCGCGTTTCCTAACACTAACATCACGACCACTTCAAAAGAAGCACCGTCGATTCTCCACACATTAGCACATCTGCATAAACAAGGTTATAAGCATGTAATCCTGGCTGCCGGTGGCGATCGCGTGGATGATGCTAGCTATGATATGGTACACAAGTACAACGGTGCTAAGACCAGTGAAGACGGCAAACCACTTCGCCATGGGTACTACAACTTCGATTCAATCAAAATACAAAGCACAGGTGAGCGCAAAGAAGGCGTTTCTGGAACAGACATGAGAAAGTACGCTGCAGGCGGCGATTTCAAGTCATTCAAGTCCAACTTACCTGAAGCTATCCGAAACAATGCAACACACGCGAAAGATCTTTTCGCTGACGTGAGGAACGGCATGAAAATTAACGAACACACCATCTCTGAAAAAGACGGAATGGCACTTTACGAGAAAGCGCTAAAGAATGGCATTAAGCCAAGCGTGATTGAGCAAGTGTATGTCCGTGGGCTCCAAGACTGGAGCGATCAAAACAAACAAACACCTGAGCAACATGCATTCGCGCGTGTGAATTCATTTATCGGCTTAGGTGAAGCATATCAACTTGATAGCGACCTACGCGACATCGATGAAGCAGCTGATCTTCAGTCTCGTCTGAAGCGTAAGGTGACGATGGCGAAGTATCGCAAGAAGATCGAGCGTGCTCGTGAAATTGCTTCTAAGCGTTTTGCAAAGAACAAGAACCTTCGCGCTCGCGCACTGAAGATTGCACGCAACCAATTGAGAAAGCGTCTCGCAGGTGCTCGTGGATCCCACTACGCCAAGCTCGATATGCAAAGCAAAATCTCTGTCGATAAAATGCTCGACAAGAGACGTAAGCAGATCAAGAATATAGCCAACAAGATCATTACGCGCGTTAAACGTGATGAAGCAGGCCGCTTGTCCGGTACAAGAACTGGCACAGCGAAGATGGCGATTGTGGCCAGTTATCAACCAACGTCGCTCAAGGCGATCGTTGAGTCTGTAAAGAAAGTGAGCGAGTAATGGACTTAGTCGAGATGTTAAACAAGCTGCTTGCAGATACATTCATTCTGTACCTCAAGACACAATCGTTCCACTGGAACGTCGAAGGACCTAACTTCAAGCAGTATCATGACCTGTTTGGTGAGCTGTATGAAGAAGTGTATGCAGGAGTCGATCCTACAGCAGAGCATGTGCGTCAATTGGACGGGTATGCTGCTGGTACAATCAAGCGCTACCTAGAGCTGACGTCAGTTCAGGAAACAGTGCAAGTGTTGCCTCCAAGAGATATGTTCAACGATTGGATGCGCGCCAATGACGAAGTGCTCAAACAATTGAAGCTGTGTAACGATAATGCCGAAAGACAAGGTGAGTTAGGACTCGCCAACTTCCTGCAAGGCAGAATCGAGTCACATAAGAAGATGGCATGGATGGTTCGTGCTACGCTGAAAGTAAGGAATACAGATGAATAAGTATCGCTCATTAGAGAATATTATTCGTGACGTGTCGGCCGGTAGGGCGCAAGTGTCCGAGAAACTCAGCATGGTTGGCACTATCCGTAAGCTAGGTAAGAAACCTACAGAAGCGCCGCTGGCAAAAGAACCAACAGACAATACCATAGCTCCTGGTGCTAAGGTAGTCTCAAAGGATGTACCGCAACCTGAAGTGAATATGCTCGCTAAGGTTATGGACGTGGGCTCATTGGAGCATGAAGCACATAAGCTCCACGCAAAAAGATCACAACGCAAATTAAAAATCATTGATTAATAAAAAGGAACTACAATGAAAAATTTCACTAAAGGATTAAACGGCATCTCTGCGGACATGCTCAAGGCTGTTGCTCAAGTATCTGCACAATCTGCTAAGCAGGCTGCAGAGAAGCAAATGGAACACAAGTCGCAACTAGACAATCGCTTCGAAAGCTTCCGTCCAGTTGCTGCAAAAGATATCGAGAAGAATGCTCGTCCAATCGAAAGATTGTATGCTGGCATGGCTCCTTCCATGCGTACGGAGCAAAAAGAAGAAACGATTGCCGAGCGCGTCGCGTCTTTGAAGACGAAGACTGGCCACCAGCCAATGTCTCATGACTCTTACCTACAAGAGCCAAAGATCAAGTTGCAACCTAAAGTCAAACGTACAATGGAAGCTGAGTCTGTTGAGTTGTCTGCAGAAGAACAAGCATTCATCGAAGCTATTAATGTAGGCGAAGGTACTACACCAACCAAGCCAGAGCACAAAGCACTCGCAAAGTTAGCAGAACCAAAAGACAAAGTGACACACAAAGATGTGTTGGTTGGCCGTGGCGTGATCGCTAAAGAAGAAACAGAAGCAGTCGAAGAAGGCACGATGGCTAAGATCAAGAGCTTTGCAAAGAAGGCTCTCGAAAAGGCTGGTGGCGGTACAGACGCAGATCAACTGAAGCGTCTGCAAAAAGACATGGGCGTTGAGCAGACTGGCAAGAAGCCAGAAGTCAAAGAAGAGACTGTAGCAGAAGAAGAAAAGCCACGTTCAGCTGGTAGCGTGTTTGATAAAGATGTCGCTAAGTCGTTTGGTAAGAAGCCAGGCGAAGGTACTGGCCACGAAGCTAAGAAGATCTCCACTGGTACTGTGTACACTAAGAAGTGGAAGAAAGAAGACGAGAAGAACGAAGAGCGCGACACTCCGGGCCAAGAGCACGTATGTGCAGTTCACGTTAAGCATGCTAAGTTGGGCGAAGGCAAGACATTGTTCAGCCAACACGCTGAGCCAGATGCTGATGGCAACATCGCTTGGTATGATGTCATGTTTGCAGAGAGCATCGAGCGCGTAGAGACTAAAGATCTCGAGATCGTTGTTTCTGAGTCGCACATGAACCACAAGAAAAAGAAGTAATATGTCGAAGATTACCCAACATATTGTTGAGATCAGTCGAAGGGGCGCACGCGCCCTCGAAGAAGGTGCGAACGTACGTGCTGGCAATCCTAAGGCATACGGTAACGATCTAGCTGCTTCGCAGACTGGTTTCAATAAGAAGCCACGCGAGGATGATGAGTACCACAACTCACCAAAGCCAAAGTTCAAAGCTAAGTCGCTAATGGATCGTCCGCACGATGTTCACATCGATGGTAAGAAGTGGAAGTCTTTTAACAATGGCCATCAAGCTCATGCTGCAGCAAATACGTTGCAGTCTAAGGGAAAGAAGGCTACTGCTGTTGCTAGATTCCATGAGGAAGCTGAGATAACTGAAGTCGATACAAAGACGCTCCAGAATTACATTCGCGGATCGTCCGGTGATGTTCAAAACAGACAATACATCGCTAACCGCTCTGGTGGTACTACCGATGCAGTTAAGCGTGTGATTGCTAAGCGGAACGCTGGTCAAGCAACCGCACAACGTAAGCTTGATAAGATAGGCGCAGCCAAGGCTGCTGCAGATAAGAAGTTATCTGAGGCAACGTCTGCTCGCGTTAGACTTGCAAACGCTCTCGAGCGTGCACGTCAGGCTGAGGAAGCTCAACGCAAGCGTACAGAAGAGATGATGAAGGCTAATGCAGCCAAAAAAGAACCCGTAAAGGAAGAAACTATGAAGACTCTTTCAGCTATTGTTGAAGAAGCTAAAAGCACACATCCAGATGCTGTGCACGTTCAGCCCGTAAAGGTGAACGGCCAAACGAAATATAAAGTCCATGCAGTCGGCAAGAATTTCGCCCACGGCATCAAGGTAGGCGAACACCTATCAGATTCTGAGTTGGATGACTTCTCAGACATGGGCGGCAAAATTAAGCATGTTAAATAAGTCCATAAATAACTACAACTAAAGGAGAAAACCATGGCACAATGGGGAAACACAGACGACGCTGCAAACAGCGTTTCTTACGCAGTAAACCAATTCAAGGTAACCGCTAACAGCGATAACCAAACTGCATTTTTCGGTAACACGACACAAAGCGGAATTATGTCCGGCGTAGCAGTAGGCCAATTCGGCGTCGCTGCAGCTGAGGCTAGTGCTGACGGTGGTCCAGTTGTCAGCATCACTATCACGAACCCAGGTTCTGGATATACAGCAAATGCTACAGTTACACTGACTGCTGTTAATGGCGGCGCAAGCGCTACTGCTAACGCACAAGCAAATAGTTCGTATGGCCGCATTGCTGCGTTGAAGGTGTCTGCTGGTGGTTCTGGATATAAGTCTAGCCCGACAGTGACAGTTGCAGCACCGTCTCCAATTACATTCAATGCAAGTGGAGATCTGACGCACGACGCAGGGTTCAATGCTTTGTCGGGTGTGGCAAATACTACTGACTTTATCACTACATCATCCGCACATACGCTATCTGATGGCGACAGAGTTCAATACTTGGTCGCTGCAGGGAACACAGCAATTGGTGGTTTGACTAACGCTGCTTCATACTATGTTGTTAGCGCCAATACGACTGCTTTCAAAGTAGCCGCAACGTCTGGCGGCGATGCCATTAACGTTACAGCAAGTGTATCGGAAACAGGCCACACGCTTCGCCGTTTGGACTTTATTGATATCGCTTCTAACATCTTGCAAGATGACGACATCGTCACATATAAGACTGCTGCAGGCAATACTGCTGTTACAGGACTGGCAAACAACACATCATACTATGTCATTGGTGCTAACACTGGCGGCGTATACTTGTCTGCAACAGCTGATGGCGCTCGTATTGCGTTGACTCCTGGTGCGTCTGAAACTGGCCATTCTTTGACCGGCCAGACAGCTACTGGTGTTGCATCAGTTGGTGGCGGCAAGAACAAGGGTGTTGCACACGCTGGTTGGGTTGTCCGTACTGAAGGTAGCGGTGGTCGTGCTGGACGTGTTCAGTATGAGACTCTCGTTGCTATGGGTTCCATCGGCACCGACGCATCCGACGATACAGTTCTTCCAGACGCTTAATCTTATCATACCAACATGACCGATCGCTCTAAAAAAATTACGGAACTCTCATTAGTCAGTTCCGCAATCGCAAACGATGTGTTGGTTGTTGTAACAAATACAGCAACCACTCCTGTTACTAAAAAGATAACAGTAGGCGCATTGCTTGCGAATGTCTCCACCAATGTGGCTTTCAATCAAACTGCTTCGTTCGCGAATGTAACTGTATCAGGCACAATCAGTGTCAGTAATGCAGTAGTCATTGCCGCGAACGGACAGTGGGTTGGAAGCCCATCCGGTCTTAAAGGAGACAAGGGCGTTTTCGGTGATAAGGGTGATACTGGCCAGACTGGCGAAAAAGGCCAGAAAGGCGATTATGGAAGTGACGGCTCAAAAGGCGACAAAGGTGAAAAAGGTACCGATGGCGTCTTGGGCAATAACGGATCCAAAGGCGACAAAGGTGAAGTCGGCGATAAGGGCCTACAAGGCGAAACTGGATTGACCGGAACGTCGGGCGATAAGGGAGACCAAGGATCCCAAGGCGATACTGGTGATAAGGGTGAGATTGGCGACAAAGGCGATATTGGTGCTAAAGGTGAGATTGGCGACAAGGGCGATGTTGGTGCTAAAGGTGAGATTGGCGACAAGGGCGACAAGGGCGATGCTGGCGCAGATGGCGCAGATGGCGATGTTGGTGCTAAAGGTGATACTGGTGCTAAAGGTGAGGCTGGTAGTTTCGGCGGACAATCGTTTGAATATACGTACCTGTCGGATACCGCTAACACTGATCCAGGAATAGGCGGTGCCAAGTTTAATAACGCTACTCTAGCATCAGCTAATAAGTTATTCGTCGATCACATTGACGCTGACCTGAATGTACTGACCGACTTCATCCAGACGATCGATGATTCTACCTCTGCCATTAAAGGCCACTTCTCCGTCAATGATACATCAAACTCACTTAATATGGCGTTGTTCGCTATCGTGGGTAATATGATTCAGCATGATGATCCGTCTGATGGATGGTTTGAAGTACCTATTGCATATGTTTCTGGCACAATTGCTCTGACTCAAGGAACTCGCATCAGAATGACGCTAGCGCGTGCTGGTGATGCCGGCTCTAAAGGTGATAAGGGTGACACTGGTTCGACTGGTACCACCGGTGCCAAGGGCGATACTGGTACTACTGGTGATAAGGGCGATAAAGGTGAAGCAGCTTCTGTGGGCGACCTGACATTCAATGGCACGACAATCAGACCAACAGCAAACAACACTGAGCTTACACTGCAAGTGCGCGCATATGATCTTGGCGCAAGTCCTGCTATCGATTCTACGCATAGTGCTGTATTGCAAACGGATGGGCGATTCGCACTACCAACATACACCGTCAACGGCAGCGTATATACTACGAGTAGTATCGGTGCCGCAAACGGCACAGTAACTCTCAACGTGAGGTCAGTGAACCCGCACGTAATGCCACCGTCAAATGCTACCCTAACATATGAATTTAGTCCAATTGGACTTACTGTTCCGACGTACTATTATTTCGGTAGCAGCAACTCATATATTGAGGGCACACCAAACCTCCTCCGTATAGACGGAGCTACTGATGCTAACGTAGCGATTTGGGCCAACAATAACATATGGAATTTCGACACATCTGGCGCGTTGACGTTCCCAGACAATACTATACAAACAACAGCATACACAGGAACTGCTGGCGATAAAGGCGATAAAGGCGATACGGGATCGACTGGTATCACTGGCGATAAGGGCGATAAAGGCGACACTGGGCCCAATCTAGCCACAACCAAATTTGGATACTCGTCTGGCGCGTCAGTCACACAACTAACAGCTCGCAACCAAGGCGTAACTATCAATGCTCTTTCTGGTGAGATATATCTCGTTGAAGGAGATATGGCTACGGATGCAGTGCAAGCGATTAGCATGACTAACAATACGCTCGAAATCAACGACATGATTGTATGTAAAGTGTATGGCGCATCGTTCATGGGGTATATTGCGGATGCAACTGTCATAGGAACGGGTCAGGCACTTATCGGATTGAAGAACATCAGCGGTCAGTCGATCACAGGCGAATCGCCAACTATCAAGTTTATCGTCATAAAGGCACCGGTAGCATAATAATATGAATATTGAAAAAGTGGACGAGAGCAATGCTCTTTTATATGCTGCGAAACATTATGAGAACCCAAATTGTTTTGATACTGTAGAATTTTACGAAGACCTTAATAGGTTCAAGTACATAAAGAGACTCCTGAATAAGTATACTGAATCGGGAGATCTCAAGGATAGATTAATAATCAATCACTTAACAATTATATACAATGTGTTTGGCGTTGAAGTAGGGACGAGGTTGTTGTTTCTCAAACTGAGAGACCACCTCCATCTAATCAAACCATTCCTTAATCTGATGGGCACGTGTCCGGAAACAGTTAAGGCAATTGGTATAGAAGGCAAAGACGTCCATACAGTAGACATTGTCGAGTGTAAGAAGGTTGTAGATATTTTGAAAGAAATTTAATGGCAAGCGTAACAGATGCATTCCTAGTATACAGCTTTATAAAGCGACTAGTGCTCCCATTCAAGCAATGGCCAGCATATAAGCACGGCATTATCGATGAGTTCGGTACCGTGTTGAAGAAGCGCGCTTCATTGAACACCACCGAGCGTGGCGCTTGGGGTCGTTACGACATCATGATCGCTAATCTGAAAAAGCTGATCGCTAAGGTCCCTGGTGGCCACTCTATGATTGGATCTACAGCAGCTGCAGCATTCCTATTCAAAGAATGTATGGATCTTCAAGCCGAGGACGAAATGATCCTCGAAGAACGGTTCAACCAACACTTCAGTATGATCCTAGAAGAGGTTGCAGTCAATAATGCTAGCAGCGGGGCAGTAGCCGCACTAGACGACAACCCACCAAAAACAAATTTGAAGAAGGTACGCAGCATGATGAAGCGTAGCCGTCCAGCACAATAAATACTCCAAACACAGAAGAATTAAAAAGGAAGTAACATGGCATTAACAAGAGTCAATGGAGACATCGTAGCATCTCCTCTCGGCGTAGCAGAGATCACTGCTAACGGTAGCTCAGGTACCGCCGGTCAAGTATTGACTACGGCTGGTAGCGGTGCTAACGTGTACTGGGCAAATGCTGGTGGACTAGGTCTCGGATCTCGTACAACTGCATCGAATACCACAAGTTCTATCGCTAACGGCGCATCTGGCAGCATCGACCTACCAGGATACAAAGGTTATGCGTTATACAAGGTTCAGACAAGCGGAGCAGCGTGGGTAAGGATCTATGCTAATGCATCGTCCCGTACAGCTGATGCATCGAGAACAGAAGGTACCGATCCAAGCACAACGAGCGGTGTCATTGCAGAGGTTATCACAACAGCTGCCAATACTGTTTCCTTCACACCGGCTGTGATTGGATTCAACAATGAGACTTCTCCTACGAATACAGTCCCTATCGCTGTCATGAATAAAACAGGTTCTACTGGCACAGTCCAAGTCACTCTAACACTCGTACAGACAGAGGCTTAATATGATGTTAGACCCTAGCAATATTGTACAATTGCCAGCGGATCTACGTCTTCAAGATATAGTGCCGCTGACCGTCGATATCAACGACATCGAAGTCGTCCCTACAATTGAGATGTTGGCAGCTACGAACATCAACAGTCCGCAGCTCTATGATTTCTGCGTTACTTTGCATTCATTCAAGCAGGCAGCAGATTTTTATGAGGATATGGAGACGCCTGGTGGCAATCTGTATATCCCTAACCGTAGAGTGGATTGCTCGGCCCGTCGCCCGATGAGCCGCAATACTCATTACATGCTTACTCCACTCGAAGCATTGGCGTTGAGAAACGATCCACGCGTACTTGCTGTAGAGTTAACAATCGAAGAAGCTGGATTGGTTAAGCGTCCATATGGTAGCGTTAAGTATATTGAGACAGGACCATTCACAAAATCTGGTACTGCCAATAACGATCGCAACTGGGGCCTGGTCAGATGCTCGGAACGGACTCACCGTATCGGCTGGAACGAGAACGGCAACACTACGATATCGGATGCTACGATAACACGATATGATACTGGTAAGCACGTCGACTTAGTTATAACGGACGGTCCAGTTGATCCTAACCATCCAGAGTTTGCCGTCAATAGTGATGGCACTGGTGGCTCGCGCTTCGTTCAATATAACTGGCTACAGCACACTCCGGAAGTTAGCGGAGGATCAGAAGGCACATACACATATGATTATGTTCCGGACATGCACGGAACGCACGTTGCTGGTACAGCAGGCGGTAACCGCCAAGGGTGGGCGAAGGAAGCAAACATCTACAGTATGGATGTATTTAATGGAAGCACTGGTACATATCCATTCGACTATGTGCGCGCATTCCATAACAACAAGCCAATAAATCCAGCAACTGGCCGTAAGAATCCTACCGTAGTCAACGCTAGCTGGGGATATAGTTTGTCAGCTATGCTTGATGTCGCACACATTGCTGAGATCAATTACAGAGGCGCAATCTACAACGCGGCTGGCGGAGCTAACACATTATCGGCAGCAGTGTTCTATGCTGGAATGGTATCGTTCAATGGCGCATATGCCAACACATTAGCCTACAATGGACTAATAGTGTCTTCTCGTAATGCGGGAGTCGATGCTGATTTAGCTGATGCGGTCGCTGCTGGTGTGATTGTAGTATGCGCTGGTGGAAACAACTATGATATGGCTGACGTTCCAGGTGGCGTCGACTATGACAATAGCATTACTATGCAGTCTACTGCTCCGTTCAATGCTAGCGGAACAGTATACCACCATAGAGGCGGATCGCCAGGCGCTGCACCAGCAGCAATATGCGTCGGTAACCTTGGCGCAACGAGTATATTAGACGGAGCTAATAGTGCTGCTGGAGATCTGGGATGTATCGCCGTGACGTCTTTGCGAGGAGCTCGTATCGATATATGGGCGCCAGGCACTAATATTATGAGCTCTACGCCAGCTAATACGGCCGGCGCAGTTGCAGACGATCGCGACTCAAACTTCACACAAAATGCCCTCACAGGCACATCGATGGCAAGCCCACAGGTTGCAGGATATGTTGCATGTTTGGTCAGCCAATATCCTGAGTATACTACAACGGACATCAAGGCGCATCTTGCTAACTTTGCAACGCCGGATCAAATTGGCAACACGACGAATGGGGTTTGGGGTGGCGCACCGTTTGGAACTCCTACAGGATACCCATTCGACTGGTTAACTGATTTGCAACGTGCTCCAAACAAGATCATGTACGCTATCGAAGCTAAGCCAGATACTGGCGTTTGCAAACCAATAATTACATACAAAGATAGACCAACTACAGGCGTCGTATATCCTCGTCCACGTAGAAAGCCTGTCAGGAAGTAATAATGGCACTAACTCGGTTATCTGGTAGGCTAATCAAGGACGGCTCATTAACGACAAACAACCTCGCTGATGAGTCGGTGACGATGGCAAAGTTTGATGCCAATGGGCCAAACCCAACATCGTCTTCCCCACACACCATTCGATACCTTAACGAGGTTACGTCTAATGGTAGTGTAGTCACGATAACCGGTACGGCCTTTGTTCCTGGCACCAACATCACGATAGGTGGCGTAACGTCACCAGTCATTAACGTCCTCGATGCGAATACAATCACATTTGTTGCTCCGGAGCTATCTGCAGGAACGCACGACGGGTACATGATACAACCAGACGGCAAGTTCCGCATCATACCTAGCCTGACATACGCTTGATAAATACAGGCAGTAGTTGATAGGAATAATATGGCGACGATACGAGTACCTGGATCTTTAGTTGACAATGATGCAATCACTAGCGATAAAATCGTTGATGGTTCTATATCTGCGGCCGACTTATCGGAAGACATAGTATTCAGTGCTGGTAGCCCTTCTATCACCTCCATCACATACCCTGCCAATGGCACGATACTCGATATCGCTGGCGGAACGATCGTACTGACTGGCAACAACTTTGCTGCAGGCGCATACGTGATTGTAGGCAATGACATCGTCAACATCGTTACGGTAACAAACGCAACGTCATTGTCATTCACTGCCCCTGCTAATCCATCTGGTAGCTACGTTGTATTTGTAGTCAATGAAGATGGCAAGGCTGGAATATCCTATCCAGGATTGCAATACTCAGAAACTCCATCATGGAGTACGACTGCAGGATCGTTAGGATCATTTTATGAGTACGGAACGCTCTCCATTGACCTCAGCGCAACTAGTGATAGTAATTTAACATTCACTCAGACTTCTGGTACTCTTCCAGCAAACACAACACTAGCGGCAAACGGTACACTATACGGTGTGCTTGGTAGCATCGCTAGTTCCACGACATACAATTTCGACGTCACTGTAACTGACGAAGAAGATCAGAGCTCATCTAGATCATTCAGCTTAGCAATCGATCCAGATAGCGTCACATGGTCAGACCCTGCAAATAATACAAACTATACTCTAGCTGCAGGCGCTGCAATCGCAAACGTTTCATTGTTAGCTAACAGCGTAGCTGGGTATACTGTTGCATATACTGCAAACGTCCTTCCTACTGGCATATCTCTATCGGGGAATATCATTAGTGGCACTCCTACCACTGCTGGGAACACAAGTACAATATTGACTGCTACGGCAACTACTAGCGGTAGATCTGCTACTCGAAACCTAACATGGGCGGTCGCTAATCCTCTAACTGTATCAGGCGGCGTCGAAACGACAGTCGGCGGATACAAGTATCATACATTTACTGCTAACGGTACATTCTCTATAAGTGGTGGCTCGTTGACTGCAGACATACTCGTTGTTGGTGGCGGTGGCGGTGGCGCAGACCGCCACGGTGCTGGTGGTGGCGGTGGTGGCTTCGTGTCTGCTAACGCTGCGGCGCTGGCTGCAGGATCATATGCAATCACGGTGGGTGCAGGCGGTCTAGCTGGATCGTATGCTGAAGGCGGTCAAGTCAACGTCGGTAGCCCTGCAGGTGCAGGTTCCCAAGGCGGCAATAGTGCATTCAGTACGCTATATGTGGCCCGTGGCGGTGGTGGTGGCGGAACATATGGCGGTCAGCCAACCGGTACCTTCAGTTCTGGTGGTGGTGGCGGTGGTAATAGCCGAGCAGGTAGTGCCGGTACAGCAGGCCAAGGGTTCTCTGGCGGTAATGGTCTGAACCCGGCCGGTGGTGGTGGTGGTGGTGCGGCCGCTGCCGGTAGTAATGCTAGCGGCAGCAATGGTGGCGCAGGCGGACCAGGTAAACAATGGCTCAATGGCACATACTACGCTGGTGGTGGCGGTGGTGGCGGTGGCTCAGTCAACCTAGGTGGTGCTGGAGGCGTTGGTGGCGGTGGTAATGGCGCTTTTGATGCTGAGAATATAGCACCAGGTACAGATGGCTTGGGTGGCGGTGGTGGTGGCACTCGTTCGGGTACATTGGCCAATATCGGTCGCCGCGGCGGATCTGGTGTTGTTATTATCAGATACCCTGTGTAAGGAATAATATGGCACTGAAAAAGATATCAGGATCGATGATCGCCGCTAATACAATTACCGGCGATGATGTAGCTAACGGAACAATCTCTACCACTGACCTGGGAGCGGATGTTGTGTTAGGATTCCCTTCTCCTACTGCAAATACGATCATATATCCTGGTGATGATACAGCAGCAGATCCAGCTGGCAGTCAAACAATCACAATCACTGGCAACAACTTTGATACAAACACATATCTAATTATCGATAGCACGATTGTCAATCCTTCCGCTGTAAATACTACATCTCTATCATTCACTTCTCCAGCTAAGGCTGCTGGTAGCTACTTGGTGTTTGTTGTTAACCCTGACGGCGCTGTTGCAATCATAGCGCCGGGTATCCAATACTCTACAATGCCTGCATTCAGTACTGCAGCTGGAAGTGTGGCTAACAACTATGAGTATGCTACACTAACAGCATCGGTCGCAGCTAATAGCGACTCGAACGTTGTATACACTACAACATCAGGCGACCTTCCTAGTGGTGTAACTCTTGCATCGAATGGTGCATTGACTGGTACGCTTCCTACTGTCGCTTCTCCTACAACATATTCATTTACGGTATCTGCAATTGACGCAGAGAATCAGTCTGCAGATCGTACATTCAGTATAACGGTTCATCCAGACGCGGTCACGTGGAGTGCCCCAGCAAACAATTCATCGTATACTTTACCTACTGGGACTGCAATAACAGCATTGGATCTCGATGCCACTAGTGCAGCTGGTAAGGCTATAACATACAGTGCAGTTGGCCTACCGACCGGGCTAAGCGTATCCGGCAACACAATCGTTGGCACTCCTTCGACTGCAGGTTCATTTAGTGCGAATGTGGTAGCGACTGCTAACGTAACAAATAAAACAGCCAACGTCGTACTTTCATATACCGTTGAAGTACCAGTAGCGTTTGCTGCAACTGGCGGTACTATAACGACAGTCAATGGATACACATATCATACATTCACATCGAATGGCACATTCGCAGTTACCGATACTGAAGGCGCAGTCACTGTAGACTATTTGGTTGTCGCTGGTGGTGGTGGCGGTGGCGGCACGGACGGTAACGGTGTTGCAGGTGGCGGTGCAGGCGGATACCGTTCGTCTACGTTTACCCCATCGATTGGCGACTACCAAGTGATCGTTGGCGCCGGCGGTACAGGTGGTGCTGCTGGTGGTAGTGCTGGTAGCGCAGGCGCAAACAGCTCAGTATTCGGAACGACGAGCGCCGGTGGTGGCGGAGGCGGTGGAAGATATGCAGGACCATCGAGTGGTGGTTCTGGTGGTGGATCGGAGCCATTCAATAACACGCCAGGTTCAGGCAACGTTCCTTCAGTTTCCCCTGCACAAGGGTATGCTGGCGGATCCGCTCCTGCTACTACAGTGACAGGACGTCCAGGTGGTGGCGGTGGTGGTGCAGGTGGCGTTGGTACTAATGGAGTTGCAACTAAGGCAGGTAATGGCGGCATCGGACGTCAATGGCTCGATGGCAACTATTATGCCGGTGGTGGCGGTGGTGGTATTAATAGCAGTACTGCTGGCCAGCAAGGCGTTGGCGTGCATGGTGGAGCGACTGCGATATATGCAGGATCCGCTAGCGCCAACAGCGGTACCGGTGGTGGTGGCGCTGGTGCTGGTGGCGGTAACTCCTCTATACCAGGCGGCAACGGCGGATCTGGTATCGTCATTATCAGATACCCAGCGTAAGGAACGATATGGCTATAACAAGAATACCTGGGACAATGGTCGGATCAAATACAGTCACCAGTACAAACATTGCTGACGGGTCCATCGTAACGGAAAACTTCGATGAGGATGCAGGCGGACCTGCTCCCCTATCAGCAAATACGATATCACTTTCAGTATTGTATGCTTCAGGCAACTCAACATCCAACGGTGAGTCGGTGATGCTAACTGGTAGCGGTTTTGTGACTGGTACAACTATCATGATAGCAAACAGCGTTGCTTCGGTTGTAACCGTACACAATTCAACAACGATGTCATTCACCGCACCAAGTATGCCGCCAGGAACATATGTCGGCTACATCATTAAACCAAATAGCAGCATGCTGCTCATTCCAGGATTGAATTACGCTTGAATAAATACAAGCAGTAGTTAAGGATATACAAAATGGCGATAACACGAGTCACTGGCCCTCTGATCGGAGCAAACACGATCACCGGAAATAATATTGCAACTGGCACAATCACGACGGCGGACCTCGCCGCGAACGTGCAGCTGGGGACAGCCGGCCCAACAATTAGTGCGATCGTATATCCCGGAGACGATACTGCCGCTGATACTGCTGGTGGCCAAACGATTACGATTACAGGAAACAACTTTCTCACTGGCGCATATGTCGTATTCGATAATGAAGTGATCAATGCTGTTACTGTAACCAATAGCACATCGATATCATTCACGTCCCCAGCCAAGGATACTGGCAGCTACGTTTTGTTCGTTACAAACACGGACGGTGCATCCGCCATTTCATATCCAGGGATTCAATATTCTGGAATTCCAGCATGGAGCACATCTGCCGGTTCTCTGAGCAGCCTATATGAAACAAAGCCAGTCGATGTAACTGTGTCCGCTTCAGGCGATACAATTACATACGCACTAGCTCCAGGCAACACATTACCGTCTGGCGTATCGCTGGCTGCTAACGGACAACTAAGCGGTACAGCGCCAGCGCAGTCTGGCAATACTACGTTCACTTTTGCTATTAGAGCAACGGATGCACAAAATCAAGACACTGATCGCACGTTTAGTATCACTGTCAATACAGACGCAGTTACATGGACGACACCAGATGACGGCTCCACATTAGAATGGAGTACTGAGATAGCCAATACTCTTTCATTGAGTGCAACAAGTGCAGCAGGATATGATGTCAGCTACTCTGCAAATACTTTGCCAGCCGGATTGTCTGTTAGTGGGAACACCATCACTGGAACGCCTACGGAAGTAGCTAATACATCCACGCTATTGACTGCAACAGCAGCAACCACTGGTCGGACATCCACTAGGACTATCAATTGGGTGATAGAGCTTAGCGGGGATCTATATTGGCCTAGCGTTGTGATGCTGGCTAACCCAACAACAAGCACTACGTTCGTTCGAGACTCGAGCATTATCAATCGTCAGCTGACTGCAGCCGGTGAAGTAAGGCCAACAAACTTCGGCCCATATAACCACGGGTACTACAGCAACTACTTTGATGGAACTGGAGATTACTTAACTGTACCTTCTTCAGCTGACCTCGCCCTCGGTACTGGCGACTTCACCATTGAGGCGTGGGTATATCTAAACTCCGTGACTGGGACGCAGGGAATATACACA